CAAGAAGATAGCGACAAGTAGGTAGTTAGGTATTGATGCGTGATGCTAAGTTATTGATATACATCACATTATATATTCAGTTCCTTAAATCTACATTTAAGACAGTTAGAAGAATGGCTTAGGTAAGCCAATGTGTATGCCTACATGCTAATGAGAATCATTCTCATCTAGACCCAGCACTGGGCACCGGCTCCCCTAGGGTGGCCGCCCTCTGGACCCCTGGTTGGGGCCGCTGCGAGAAAGTTGGGGTTTACTGGAAAAAATATATCACCACATTAAAGGGAGGCAGGATGCCGCTAATTCTTCTACTACTGCTGCCAATATCAGCTTTTGCGGACGAATACCGGCTCTTTGTGAACGACGCGGCCACATGTGCCTCATACGGCTTCTCTGGGAGCGTTTGCGTGGTACCCCTTAGTGGTACTAGCACCCCAGCTCCAACGCCGCCACAGGCCCCTACAGAGCCTCCTAAGACCAATGAGCCCTGCAGGGTGAGCGTTTGGAACCCCTGCAACCTGTATACGGGCGATTGAGCATGAATATTTCGATGCCGGAGGCGTTTGCGCCCCTGCTGGAGTCTAAGAAGCGTTACCGGATCGCTGTAGGCGGGCGGGGCAGCGGGAAGTCCGTCACGGTGGCCACCATGTGCATATTGGAGGCCATTCAGGGCAAGAAGATACTGGCGGCGCGGGAGTTCCAAAACTCGATTTCCGAGTCCGTACACAGCCTAGTGGCCAGCCTGATCGAGCAGATGGGCGTTTCTGGCTTCACGGTTACCCGCGACAGGATCAGCCACACGAGTGGCGGCGAGTTCATATTCCGCGGGCTGAGCCGCAACATTGAGTCGGTCAAGTCGCTATTCGGCGTGAACGTGGTCTGGCTGGAGGAGGCCCAGACGATTTCGGAGGAGTCGCTGAGGGTATTGACCCCTACGATCCGAGAATCTGGCTCATATTTCATTATGTGCGCCAACCCACGCTCACAGGCGGACCCATTTACCGAGACCTTCCTGAAGGGCCGCGACGCGCAGCTGAGGACCGGCGACGGCGTATTTGAGGACGAGCTGCACACGATTTTGATGGTCAATTACGACCGGAACCCGTTCTTTCCGGCTGAATTGGACCTAGAGCGGCGCCGAGACAAGAAGACGCTGACCCCAGCCATGTACGACCACGTCTGGAACGGATTCACGCTGGACGAGGTTGATAACTCCCTAATTTCCGCCGACTGGTTTGACGCCGCGCTGGAGATCGGGGACCGGATTAAGTATCGCGACTCAGGAGCGAAGGTTTGTGGGCATGACATCTCAGACACGGGAAAAGACGCAAAGGCAGTCGTCGTCCGACACGGAGCTCGAGTTCTGGACATGGGCCTCAAACACGATGGCACCGCGTCTGAGGGTCTGGACTGGGCCGTTGACTTCGTTGATCGATACCACTGCGACTCGTTTGTCTACGACCAAGACGGCGTGGGACTCGGTCTCGCTCGTGAGGTTGAGAGATCGATGGGTGGCCGAAACATCAATATCACTGGCTTCCGCGGCGGCCAGCAACCGGAAAACCCTCAGTCGATGTTTGATGGGCATCGAAGAAACGCTGACGCGTTCTTTAACCGAAGAAGCCAAGCGTACTGGGGACTCCGTGAGCGGTTTTGGAAGACGTATCAGGCTCAAGACGGCGAGTATATTGACCCGGATGAGCTTATCTTTCTTGACCCTGAGCATAAGCTTATATCCCAGCTCAGGTCAGAGCTCTGCCGGCTCCCGCTGAAGCCACACTCGGGCGGCAAGATCCAGCTGATGCCGAAAACGGAAATGAAGAAGCCGCCACTATCACTGCCATCGCCAGATTTAGCCGACGCTATGGCATACGCGTTTAGCGTCCAAGACTTTATACAGGGCAGCTGGTCGCAGCCACTGACCTACACGGAAGCCTATATATGATTGATATGGAAGACCTCAAGGGCGTCATCGCCAGCGAGATGGAAAACTCGCTCACCGACGAGCTCGTCTCCAAGAAGCAGACCGCCATGAAGTACTACGAGGGCGAGCTGCCGCCTCGCCCCGACACCGCCGGACGATCTGGCGTTGTATCTACCGACGTTGCCGACAGTATCGAGTGGCTGATCCCCAACATCATCGAGAGCCTCTCGGGCAAGTCCGTCAAGTTCATGCCGGTATCGGCGCAGGACGAGGATCAGGCCGCGCTGGAGACAGACCTGTGCCACTTCGCGTGGACCGAGGACAACAACGGATTCCTGAGCCTGTACGAGTGCGTCAAGGACTCCCTATTAACCGGCGTTGGCGTCATGAAGGTCTACTTCGACAACACGCCCGAGCGCAGCGTAGAGCACTACACCGGCCTAGACGAGAACCAGCTGCAGGCGCTGCTGGGCGACCCAATGGTCGAGATTACAGAGATTGAGCGGTCCCAGACAGAGGGGATCGCCGTTACCGCTGCGCGGATTGTCCGACAGGGTAACGTAAAGATTGAGGCGGTGCCGGTTGAGGAATTCCGCATCTGCGATGACGCCGACTCCTTGAATGTTGATGAGGCACGATTCGTGGCGCACACCGTCAGGCGGTCCGCCTCAGACCTATTGGCACAGGGCTACGACCCCGAGGCCATCGAGAACGCCAGCACCGAGTACATGGACCGCGAGGTGGGCACGATGAACCTGCCCAGCCACATGGACGAGTCCGAGAAGCAGGTGGTGGTCACCGAGGCGTATGTCCGCTATGACGCGAACGACGACGGCATCTCTGAGCTGCTGAAGGTCACCTATACCGGCGAGACAAACCCCGAGGAGATCCTTGATATCGAGGAGATCCCCTTTTTACCTTTCGTGGCAATGTCCGCGATACCGACCCCGCACCGATTCGTGGGCGTCTCTATCTATGAGCGCATGAAGCAGGTCCAAGACGTTAAGACCGCCGTGCTGCGTACCACGTTGGACGGCATGTACTACCAGAACCATAAGCAGCGCGTAGTGGTAGAGGGGCAGGTCAACCTAGACGACATGCTCTCAGCCAGACCAGGTAATATCATCCGCGCCAAGTCACCCAACGCGGTACAGGAGCTGGGCGGCAACTTCTTTAGCGGTGAGGCACTCCAGCTATTAACCTATGCCGACACCCAGAAGGACAACCGCGTCGGCGTATCGCCGAATGCCTCCGGCCAGAACAGTTTGGTCAATACCGACAGCGCCCACGGCGTCGAGCGCCTGATGACCGCCAGAGAGTCGCTGGTCAACATGATGGTGCGCTCTGTTGCGGAGACCGGACTGAAGCCCGCATACACCAAGATCAGGAACCTGATGGTCATGTACCAGACGGCGACCGTGCCTTGGAAGTGGCGCGGTCAGTGGCAGAACATCAACCCAACGACGTGGGGCGACCGCAGCCGCATCATGTGCACCGTGGGAAGCGGCACCTCTGACGACCAGATGAAGCTTGGCGCGCTTCAGCAGATGCTGGGCGTCCAGCAGACGCTTATGCAGGCTGACCCGATGAATCCTTTGTGCGACTACAACAAGGTCCACAACACATTAAAAACCATGATCGACCTGTCCGACCTAGGCGAGTCAGACAAGTATTTTTATGATCCGCAGAGCCAAGAGGGCCAGCAGTACGGTCAGCAGAAGGCGCAAGAGGGCCAGCAGCAGCAGCAGGAGAATATGCAGAAGGAGCAGATGCAGATTCAGATGCAGCAGCAGCAGCTCCAAGCGCAGCAGGTATTGGCGGAGGCAGAGGTCCAGAAGGCCCAGGCATCGCTGCAGGTTGGCCAGATGAAGGCCGCAATTGACCAGCAGAAGGCCCACCACGCGTCTGAGATTGACGCAATGGAGGCCCAGATAAAGGCCATGTCCGACTCCAAGGACCAAGAGTTTAAGCGCATGCAACTACAGACCAATGCCGCGCTCGAATTAACCAAGCTGGAGGTGCAGGCCAAGAGGGACCTGTCGCAGCAGAACGCGGACAATCAGGCCGGCAAGGTAGAGAAGAAAGCCGAGCCTAAAGCGAGTAGTAAATAACGTCAGGAGACAGCATGGACGCTGAAGAAGAGACAAGGCGAGCAAAACTCGCGCAATCAGATTTAAATTTAATCCAAGAATTCCTAGACGAAGAGAGGAGCAGATTATTTGACATCTTCATCACACCACACCGTGGTGAAGACTTGCAGGCAGTTCAATATCACGCCCGTGCGCTAACCAGTCTAGAGGACTTCCTCATAGACCTAGTCAACACAGGCCGTTTAGCTAATGCAAATAAGGAGTTTAACCAATGAGCGACAACTTAAATCCGACAGCAGCACCAGTAGAGTCAGGATCAGAGTCCGCTGTAGATCAAATCGCCAACCTGCTCGAAGAGGAAGGCGTTATCGAGTCGAAAGACGAATCAACCACTAACGAATATGAAGCAGATTCCTATGACGGCGACGAGGACGGTGACGACACCGAAACCGAGTCTCCTAATCAAGACGATGACGACGATTACGAGTTTGATGGTGGAGATGGGATAACCGAGTTAGCGCATGAGCTTGGAGTCGACAGCGACAAGTTAGGTCTAGATGAAGATGGCCAAATTGTCGTTCGGGTCAAGGTCAATGGCGAGAACAAAGAAGTCTCTTTAACAGAAGCAATTCAGGGCACGCAGTATCGGGCAGCCAACGATCAGAAGGCGCAAGAGCTGAGTGAGCAACGGAAGAGCTTCGACACCGAAAGGCACGCAGTAGCACAAGAGTTTTCTAACCGACTTAATCATGTTCAAGGCATTGGGCAGATGCTTGAGCGGCGGCTTATGGCCGAGTATCAGGACACAGACTGGCAGGCACTACGCGTAAGCGACCCAGCTGAGTTTGTGGCTAGGCAGCATGACTTCCAGCAGCGGCAGCAGGAGCTGCAACAGGCTGGACAGGTCATCGGTGCCCAGATGCGGCAGCAGCAAGAGCAGGCTGATCAGCAGTGGCAGACGGAGCGCGCACAGATTCTATCCAGTGAGCGCGAGGCAATGGTCAATTCAGTTCCCGAGTGGTCGGACGAGGGCGTTATGAAGAAGGAGCTAGGACAACTGGTCGAGTATGGCCGGTCCCTAGGTTTTGCAGATGACGACCTATCGAACGTAATCCACAACCGAGAGCTGCAGGTGCTTAGAAAGGCATTTTTATATGATCAGGGCCAAACTGTCGCAGAGAAGAAGGTTAAGAAATCTCCGAAGATGCAGCGCGCATCAAATGGACGCTTCACCTCTAAGAAGGGAAGCAAAGTCGACAAATTAGTCGAGAGGGCACGGAACGCACGCGGTGGCGAGAAACGAGACGCCGAGGCCGCAGCGATCCTAGCCGTACTAGGAGATAGTTAAAATGGCAGCAGGAAATGTAGACAGTGCCGACCTGAAGGCAATTAAAACAGGCGGATTAATTCACGAAGACGTTTTAGATAAGATTTTCGATATCTCGAAGATCAGTCTTCCATACACAGAAATGGTCGGCAAGACCACCCACAAGAACGAGCGTTTTGATTGGGTAGTTGACAAGCTTGACGCACCAGACCTGACCAACGCGGTAGTGGACGGCAGCGATGCCGGAGCTGCGGCAGAGGCATCTGGCGAGCGCGTGGGCAACCACTCACAGACATCCACCAAGGTAATCAGCGTCTCGCACCGAGCTGATGATAGTGACCGTATCGGGGCCGAGAAGGAATTTGCGTATCAATTATCTCGCGCAAATAACCACCTCCGTCGTGACCTCGAGGCGATCTCGCTTTCAGACCAAGCGTCTGTTGCAGACAACGGATCAACTACCGCAGGCAAGACCGGCGGACTCGGTTCGTGGATCGCTTCTAACGTGTTTGACGCCTCTGGCGCCGAGGTTGCGGCTACTGGCTACAACCACACCACGGGAAAGACAACCACGCCGACTGCAGTAGAAACCGGCGGAGCCCTCTCATGGGGCGGTGTTAAGTCTGCGATCCAAGCCGTTTATGAGGAAGGCGGAGACGTATCGGTACTGATGGCTAGACCATCTGTTATCGCTGGCATCTCTGAGTTTGCTTACTCGGGCGAGGTGCCTATTGCCTCGTTGACTGCTGATCAGGGCAAGTCTCAGGACAAGCAGGCAGCTGTGGGCGCGATCCAAGTCATCGTAACTGACTTCGGAAAAGTGAAGCTGGTGCCTAACCGCATCATGCAGCCCATGACCGACGGCAACGACGCTGTTTACTTACTCGACCCTGAGTACCTGAGCACGTCTTACCTGTCTGGCATCCAAGGCTATGACCTGGCCAAGACCGGTCTGTCCAACAAGAAAATGTTGGCCACTGACTGGGGCGTTCGCTGCCACAACGAGCGAGCTCAAGCCATGATCGTAGGCGTTGACTCAGCTGAAGCAGTAGTAGCTTAAACCTGTACGCCCCTCTTCGGAGGGGCTTTTTCCAAGGACTGGATATGACCGAGTTCACAACTACAGATGGCATTACCGACGTTAAGTGGAAGCACTCCGCACACGAAGATAAGTGGTACGTCGAGAAGAAGGCACGCAATCACGACGCGATTGCAGAGTTTGCCCAAGACACAAGACGGCGTGGTGGCACAGAGACAATAGATGACCAGCGCGTTGTGGCAACAATACCGGAAGAGGTTTTTTACTCCGCCAACTCGGGACTGACCCACGGCGGCAAGTACAAGGGATTTATGAGCGCGGACCACGAGTCGCAAGAGAAATTGCTGACCCAGTTCATGCTCGAGGACGACGTTAAGATTTTCTGTCTTAACGACAACTACCGAGTTTAAATTTAGGGGGCCAGATTGAATAGGGCAGAAATAATCACCGCAGCGAAAGCCTACATGGACCGCTATGACGAGGAGCTGGCGGACACCATGTCGGCCTTTTTTAAGGTCGTTGAGGCAAAGGTCAATACTGCCCTAAAGACGGGCGCGCAGGCTGTCCGATCTCAAATACCTGTTGTTGACGGGCTTGAGTATTACGCGCTCCCCTGTGACTTTGGTGGGTTTAGGGACATTGAGCTTATCAGGGGCGGACATAGCGCAAACGTATTTGCTGGGAATACTTTAGTTTACGCCAGCCCAGAATTTATGAATGGCGCTCAGCCGGAGCACGACCGACGCGGGTATTACACGATAATCGCCGATCAGCTGCAGATACGGCCCGCGGTTGAGGGAGACCTGATTGAGGTTGTTTACTATCAGAAGGTGCCAAGCCTGATAGAGGACGGTGATAGCAACTGGCTTAGCGAGAATCACCCAGACGCCTACATATTTGGCGTTTGTACCGAGATAGCTGCCTTTGCGAAGGATGACCTTGCTTACGCTGGATACGACGCGAGATTCAAGGACTCTGTTGGCGACATTGTATTTGACGATCAGGTCACCCGCTGGAGCGGTCCTACGCTTCAGGTTCAGGTGGACGGGTTGATTGTATGAGTGAGGCTCCGTGTGCTGATCAGTGGACAAACCTGCCCGCTGGCGACTGCGGCGCGTGGGGCAAGCTGCCTCCTGCTGCTGGCTGCGATGAGTGGCGCACGGACGGCGACTGGATTCTCGTGAGCGCCTTCTGGCAAGACGTTGACCACTATTGGCGCGACGTTGCCTTCTGGCGAGATGAAATAATTAACTGGGTGACGACTTAATGGTTGACCATATTAATAATGGCGAGTCTGGACTCATTGTTCGGGGCAAGCTAAACGAGGTCATTGACCGCACCAATACCCTTAACGGTATTGAGGACAAGGTCGAGACAAACAAGCAGAACATCGCCAAGAACGCGACCGAGATTGATGAGCTGTGGGCGCACGTTGACGACGTTGAGGACACTATTAAAGACCTCGACGTATCGGTGCTAGACGACAAGATTGACCAAGAGATCCTCGACCGCACCGAGGGTGATGCAAACCTACAGGATCAGATCGATACACTTGAGGGGTCTATCTCTGACGGTGGCGGATTTATCGAGGCACCTAACGACGGCAAGCTATACGGCAGGCAGTCAGAGGACTGGGCTGAGGTTGTTATCCCAGAGCCTGGTGAGGGCTACGACGACACGCAGATAAAGGCAGACCTAGCCACTGAGACGCAGGCCCGCATTGACGGTGACGCGGCCCTACAGGGTCAGATAAACGGACTTGATTTGAGCGGTACCGTTGAAGAGGCTCCCAATGACGGAAAGCAGTACGCCCGCCAAGACGCGTCGTGGTCTGAGATTGTGCTGCCGGAGGGTGATGCGCCATCTCTACTGTATGGAAGCTGGAGCTATAACTCCTCGTCTGCTCCCACCGGCTCGTTTACCACTAGGAACGCCAACTGGTTTACTGCGACAACCCTGA